AGGCGTTGGAGTTGGGGTTGGGGTTGGAGTAGGCGTAGGCGTAGCTGTACCTGTGGCCGTTGGGGTAGGCGTGGGTGTGGGCGTAGCTGTACCTGTGGCCGTTGGGGTAGGCGTGGGTGTGGGCGTAGCTGTACCTGTAGGCGTAGGTGTAGGCGTAAGTGTTGGGGGCGCTGTTGTAGCCGGTTTTGTTGACGGTGGCGCAGTTGTCCATGTGCTTGGGTCTAATGGATCAAACGGCTTAGTTGTAGCCGGAGCTTCAGATGTCTTTGGCGGTGCTGTTGTGGCTGGCTCAGTTTTGGGTGGCGAAGTCGTCCATGTGTTTGGATCGGTTGGATCAAACGGCAAACTTACAGGAGGAGCAGTTGTGGCTGGCACCTTAGATGTCTCTGGCGGCGCAGTTGTCTCAATAGGTACAGTTAGGGGTGGCTCAGTTGTTTCAGGTGGCTCTGTGCTCGGAGATTCAGTTGTTTGAGGAGGCGCAGTTGTTTCAGGGGGCGCAGTTGTGGGTTCCTCAGTTGTTTGGGGAGGCGCAGTCGTCTTTGGAACTTGGGTTGTAGCGGGAGCTTGGGTTGTAGCTGGGGGCTGAGTAATCGCAGGAGGTACTCCGGGGGGTACAAACCCAACAGTTTTTAAAGCATCTAATTTAGCTTGTTCGTTTGGATCTATACCACCAGTAAAAGTTAAAAACTTTAATGCGGCTGAAAATGGTGTGGCCCCCAGCACCGATTGTGCTTTGCTTAGCAGGTCAGCAAACTTACTTGGGTTAAAGTTTGGATCATTAGCAGCGGCCTCCAAAGTGCTCATTACGGGTTGGATATAGCCTTGTACTATATTACCCACGTTTGGCACAAAATTAGGAAGCGCAGAAGCTGTACTTGAATCCGTGTATAAGTCATGGCTGATAGCCGCCATTTGCGCAGTGTAATCAGTTGCGTCCGCACTATTGGTATATGGAGTGTATGCAGTTTGAGTCGGCGCTGCTGTAGTGCTAGGTGGCGCTGTTGTAGATGTATCGGCTAACGCTACATTTGCTGCGCCAGCCAGATTTTTAAATGCTGTAAAAATTGAATTTTGGTTGCCGCTGTTAAGGGCATTTTGCAATTGTGTTGCTGCCGCAGCGGTCTTGGCATCTTGGCTTCCGGTCAAATTACTGACAGCCAACAATAGAGATGTTGTATCTCCCTTCTGCATTGCAGTGGCTGCCGAGGCTAAATTGAGCGCAGTATTAACATCTTTGTTAACACCAGTATTAAATACATTTGCCGCAGCAGTTAAGGCTCCTACATAGTTACCTTTGTCTACTGCATTGATACCAGAAACCACATTTGCTGCCGTTTTTAAATTACCGGCATTAGAAGCAAGCCATGAATTGGCCTGATCGAGAATACTGGCTGCACCTACGGTATCCCCAGCAGCGGCAGCGGCATTGGCAGCGGCTAATTGTTGCTGACCCCAAGCACCGGCAGCAGAAAGAGCACTGATGACACCTTGGACAATATTGCCACTCTTAAATGAAGAGTATGCGCTGGCAGCGGCCATGAACGGAGCAGTGGCCGGATTCATTGACAATGCCATAGCAACAGCAGGTTCGGCTGCATTGAACATAGCTACAAGACCTTGTCCCACTGCGGTTTTTATTCCACCAATAACCGAACCGGGTTGACCTGCTGACCATTTATAAGTAGAAGCTATATCTGTGGGGACAATAACATTGCCATTTGTGTCTGTTGTAAACGTAAGGCTATCCCCACCACCACGGGTTGGATTACCTGTTGCGTAAGAATAGGAACCGTCAGGGTTTTTAGTAACTGAAATACCGTTTAATGCGTACTGTGGAGTACCGTCATCATTTGTGCCAACTTGTGTTACTTGCCCACCTTTTGTGATGGCGTTGATACCTTGAGTTAAATTAGAGTTTTGTTGCTGTAGTTGGTCTAAAGTTAAATAGTTTTCTCTGGCAGTCTTACTGTCAACTCCCGTAACTGCAGCCGCTTGATCAGTCGTAATCCCATATTGGCCCACAGCTTGGCCAATTTCAGCATTTGTAGCATTTGGGTGCGCAGCGTACCAATTGGCAAACCCATCTGTGCCTGTTGGTGCATCGACTGTTTGAATGCCATTTGCAAACATACTGTTTGTTTGGGCTGCACTTAACCCAAATTCAGATTGCAGTTGGCTAGTAGTAACGTTGTTGTCTTTAAGTAATTTGTTTAATGTAGCCGTATCCCCAGATGCATATGCTGCTTCCATTTGCGTCATAACATTAGCAGACAAACCCTGTGCAGAAGTAGGGGCTGGCGTTGTTGTAGGAGGTTGAGCTGTAGCTACCTGAGTTATAGGGGGTTGAGTTGTAGCTACCTGAGTTATAGGGGGTTGAGTTGTAGCTACCTGAGTTGTAAAGGGTTGTGTGGTTGTTGGTACAGGTGTGGTAATAACTGTGGCAATCCCAGTTGGAATTGTTGGCGCAGGGGAGTCTGTTGGCGTAGGAGTCGTACTAACGGCGGAGCTAATCCCAGTAGCAATTGTAGGTGCAGGTGTGGTTATAACCGAAGCAATTCCAGATGTAGTTACTATGGGTGCACTAGTAGCTGGAGGCACATAATATGTTCCAGTCGGATTGACTTTGTTATATATGCCTTGAATAGTACCGGTATCAGACCCAATCGCAGAAGCTACTTGCGCAGGTGTAACTCCATACTGATCCATGGCAGCAGCAACGGCTGCTTGAGACTGTGCATTATTCCCACCATATTGCGCTTCGGTGTTCTGAATAAAACTAACAATCTGATCCGAGGATATATCTGCCATTACACAGCTTCCCCACCGCTAATTGTTATGGTCAACCCTGTAGTTGAAGCTTTAGCTGATATGAACGAGCTGGTCGGCAAAACCTGCACACCAGCGTAAGAAAACGTGGTATTTGCAGGGACATTCTGCGTGTAAAACAAAGCATTTTGAGTGCCCGCACTAAATGTTGCAGGGACAATGTGCAAGTTAAAAGTAATCGCCGAACCGGTTGTATTGCACACATCAATCTGTTTGAGGTATGTGCGAGTCGGTGTAGTCGGATTTGTTGGGACAGTGTAAAGCGTTGCGTAGCTGGTTGTTAGAGCAGCTTGTGCAATCTGTACTGGAGTGACGTTTTGATAATTAGCCATTAAACCCCCAGCCAAATAAGTGCTTGGTTGGTTGATACTTGGTTGCTAATGACTTGGTTAAAATTATCATTACTCGCAAAATACAAACGAAGAACTTTAGTCAACGCATCAAAATAGGCTTGACTATATTGCGCAGGGGGAAGGGGTAAATTAGGTGCTACGTTAATAATTGGAATACTCATGTGTTCCCCCTTCTACCATCAGGTTTTACTTCAATCCTAGGCGTACCAATTTGCCACTGCAGATTAAGCTGGTTGCCTTCAATTTGGAAAATCAACTGACGTCCACGTAAACGAATAAATACTTGCCCTGTGAACTGCTCAATTGGAGATGTTGCAGTACGACTAACCGAAGCAATGTTTGTGCCGCCTTGAGTCTGGGGCGTATTGTATCCTGAACCTGAGTTTTGCAATGGGATCAACGTCATCGTAACTTGTGGGTTAGATGCAGTGGATTTTCTAAATGTTACATCGGGCAAAATGCGATTGATAAACGCAAAATTAGTACCATACTGGAGATCAAATTCAGAAGACTGAATATAAGAATCCATAGGGTTGTCAGTTCCAGTTGTATTGTCGTTCAACCCATATTCATGGTAAACAAGCGTATTGTTATAGGTAGCAGCTAAAGGATATGTCAATTCGGTTGAATCAATCCAAGCAGTTCTGCCCATCTGTCCGTAATACCAAATGTCGTCCTTGTAGTTATAAATCACATAACTATCAATTGTTGTGCTATTGGCTGAACAATAGAACCACCATACTTCGTTGTATCCTTCATTGGTTCCAGAAAAGATTTGTTGGCTTTGGTTTAAATTGATGTTTGAAAATATGTACTCTCTAAGGTCACAACGAAGAGTATCGGTTGTACCGTTGTATTTGTAGAATTTATCAATACCCATCCAATACGTTGTACCTGCAGCAAGAATAGCTGCATTTTGACTGACGATTGAAACGTTATCCCCAACAATGTTTGAGCCCCAAACACCCGGCGTGCCTATATATTGGAAAGAATACACAGACGTATCCGTCCAAACAATAATCTCCTGCCTATTCTGCACGCAACTGATAATTTGCGAACCACGTGATAGCCTAATGTCTCCAGCTTGATTGGTGGCTGCAGGTGTCCACATGGTCACAGATTCTTGATCAGACCAACGAACCAACATAGGATCCTGAGTGCTGGTTCCCAAAGCGTTAGTGCCAAATGCAAACACAAAGCGACTAGCATCGGAGACAAAGATAAAATTAGCAATAGTCGGTACATCAGACGCTCCCGACAAAGTTGAAATATTTACCGCAGGAGTAGAAATACTTGAGCTGTAGGCCCAATAATATATGCCACCACCCCTAGGACAAAAGATTAAATCTTGTCCAAAATTGGATTGGCTCCAAAGCCTCAAAGCTATGGTTGTGGTAACACCTGTACCCCAAGGCCCAGCACCCCATGTTCCAGTGCCCCAACCAAACAAAGGTACTTCAATAGCAGGGCCAGTATTGATTTGATATGTAGCAGTTACTGTTCCACCTCCGGGTGAACCCGCTACGTCGGTTGAATTTGCCGTAGCAGTAGCTACAAATGTATAAGTGTTTGCACTTGTAACTGTAATTTGGTATTGTTGGTTAAGAACACCAGCAGTGATGTTTCCACCTAGTCCTGTAGCCCCGCTAAAAGTTACGAAGTCACCTGTGACTGCACCATGTGCAGTAGCTGAAACAGTAATCGTTGCTTGTCCATTAATTGCTGTGAATGGATTTGTTAGCGTTGCAGTACCACGTATGGGCGTGATATCAAAATAAGTCCCATTTTTGCTAATATAAAACTTTAAATTGGTTCCTACTCCAACTAAGCTTGTACCATCTAATGCGGCCCAATTAAATAAAGAACGGCAAATACCCAAGTATGTAATCGTACTGTATGGGTACCAGCCACCTAGTTTTTCAGGAAATCCTTGTCTAAACCTGACCAATTGGGATTTATACCAACCCCCAGCAATTGAATAGCTGGCCGAGCTTGTGCCTACTTGCGTTGCAGTATATTGGGTTTGCTCTCGGTTTACTCCGGGGCGAAATACCACCGGCAGCATTTGGTAGGGTTGTGTGGCCATGCCTTATTCTCTCATTAGGCGCTTAAAACGGCAAGCGCTTTGCGGGTCAAATCAATCCGCTCATTCAAGCCAAAAAGACCCCCATTTATGCGTTTACAAAGCCCCTCTTCATTACCTGATTCAGCCAGTTGATTGCATCCATGCGTACCCCAGAACCAGCCCGCACTCATAGCGGCCCACATTGGAGTTGCCACCAATTGGGGATTCATCACAAAATCTTGACCAAGAGCTTGTCCACAGTGCCAGTAATTATCATGAAAGGTAAGTTGGATGCAGCCTCGTCCGTGGAAGCGATGCCCATCGCCTGACGCCTCGTCTCGATTGCCGCCTCGATTGGCGTAAATTCTGTTTGCAATCTTTTCGGGATTGTGGGCGTAAAGATCAATTTCTCCGGGCTTGAATTTATGACCGAACAGCTTTTGAAGGGTCTCGGCTCGATAGTTGAGGTTTTCTTCCAGTGTTTTGAAATGGTTGCACTCGTGAGAGCACTGTCCGATAAATGCGGCCTGTTCTTTGACGGTAAAAATGGTGAACTTTTGGATAGTTGCATTCAGTGGTTCCACCCATTCTGGCCCAATTTGAAGAGCATGAAGTTTCTCTGCTGTAATCATTTCACACCTTCATTCACGGTTTCCATCACTTGGTTGTAGCGGGCGATGCAGGAGTTGTAGCTGACGATGGCGCTGTCTCCGTCGGCTGCGATTTGGACAATATCTTTAATAGCCTGTCGCTCAGATTCGGCTCTAGCGGCTCCATCCCCAGAGGTGGCACCTGAATTGGCTTGTACACCACAGGAGGTGGGGAGGCGCAGCTCGCCAGAGTCAATGCGAGCATTAATGCTAGCTTGCTTTGTTTTGATATCATCTTTGGCCTTCTTCAGTTGGGTGGCTGCTTTGGCGAGTCGTCCGTTGAGTTCTGCTTCTTTTGCGCGAGCTTCTGTATTAAGTCGCTCAATTTCTGCTTTATCTTCTGCAACTCTTCTTTCATAGCCGTGAATATTAGAAACATAACTTGCTCCTGTAAAAGATAAAAGAACCCCACCGATTTGAATCAGCAGGGCATAAG